TTAGTACCACCAAGGCAGTTCCAGCCAGAAGTTATCCAGAGCCAATTTCTCCGTGGACTTTGCTCTGCTCTCTGACAGATGGAAGTGCTTCGCCGTTTCGCTCAGAGGATGGAGGACATCGTCCTCAAAGCCAAAGCGATACCAGAGATAGGCTTTCTCTCGCTCATCAATCATTTCCAGAGCCGTATGGATTTCTTCGTGGGTTTCCTTTGCAATGAAAATCTGCTCTGGGTTCTGTACTCTGGAATCTGCTATAAATTCATGTTGTCCCTTATTCTCGCCCTTTTTGACCTCATCCAGACGAATGATACAGTCCAGATTTTTGGCTTCAAAGGTAGGATTCAGCCTGCGGATGTAGTCCAGCATGGCATTATGAATAGCCGGGGCAGCATAGGTCAAAAACTTGTTCCCGTAGTCGGGTTGAAAGCTGCTTATGCAGCCCAGAAGCCCCAATGAACCCTCCTGCACCAAATCGTTCAGTTCAATGCCGAGGGCAACGTTCAGCTCCCGCTGTGCGCTCCATATCTCGTATGCCGTCTTTCGGATAAACCGCAGATTGTTCTCTACAAGGGCGTTTTCTGCCCATTTGTCACCGCTCTGCGCCGCAATACAGAGCTGCTCGTTAGTTATCTTGTCCATCATCTTCCGGCAGCACCATCGTCTGCATCAGCCCCAGCAAGGCTTTGTTAAAGTTGTCCAGAGCTTCCTGATTGACTCCATCGACACCGGAAATGCTGCCTGTAATAGCATCAACAACTGCTTCCGGCGTGATGGTCGGATTCTGCATATCCTGCCCCTTGGTCAGCTCGGCAAACATCTTTTCGGTGGCTTCCTTGCTGATTGCCTTGGCTGCGACCAAATCGCTGCCTGCTTCTTTCTTGATTTCCTTAACCACCGTCATAAAGGTGTTTTGAATCGTGGTCTGGTCTGCCTGATAAGCGGGAATTTTCATGGCATTAGCGGTTCGGGCTGCCTGTACTGCTTCGGGAGCTTGGTTCTGTCCCAACAGCAGAGAGCCAACGGTAGCAAACATCTGGTTTTGTGCGGCATATCCTCTTGCAAGGGTATCATCCATATACTGTGCAATCATATAAGTAACCATGGCAAAGCGGGGATTTTCCAGCAGACGGTTGACTACATCATTGTTGACCTTTCCGGTATAAAGATTCTTTGCAGCTTCAACAGATAATCCCAGTTCTGAAATATCGTAGTTCTTTTTATCTGGGATTACGGTCGTACCCAAGATAAAGTCCGTGGACACATTGAACACTCTGGCGATGCGGATAACGCTTTCTTCGCTCAGCTTTTCGGTCTTTCCGCTAAGGAAGCGGCTGATGGTGCTTTCATTCACATCAATCCGAAGTGCCAGTTCTCGCTGGGTCATCTTGCGTTCTCTCATTACATCAACGATTCTTTTCCGAACATCGGCGGGTAAATAAGTATCAGCCATTATGCTTCCTCCCCTCTGTCTGTTTTCTGTTTGATATATTTTCCGCTTTTAATGCGGGCATCTGTCGGCTTTTCAGCGTCCTCCGGGATGATCCAGCGGCTTCCTGCCCGCTGTGCGCCCGGTATGCGGTCATTGTTGCAGAGGATACCAACTCTTCGGGGAGAGATACCCCATTTCTCGGCAACTTCAAATGTAGACAGGTATTTCATTTCTGTATCATCCCTCCTGATTCATATTAACTTCAATTATATTCTATTTACGGAACAATATCAACCAACTTTGTGTGAACACTGCCGTCTCGAAACTTGCATTTTTTCAAGTTTTCGGGGCGGCTTTTTGCTTTGCTTGCGGAAGTGCCTGATTTTTCGGTTGAAAGCGTTTTTCTGCGTATATTCAGGCAGATGAAAAAATCATCGAGAAAAATCAAGGAGGTTATGCAAATGAACATTTTTGAAACAGTCAAGGCGGCGGTCACGGTTAGGCAAGCCGCCGAACACTACGGGCTGAAAATCAATCGCTCCGGGATGATTTGCTGCCCTTTCCACGATGACAGACACCCCAGCTTGAAGCTGAACGAGGATTACTTCTATTGCTTCGGCTGCGGTGCCAAGGGAGATGTGATTGACTTTGTGGCAAGGCTGCTTGACCTGTCTGCCTATGAAGCAGCGCAGAGACTGGCTGCGGATTTCGGACTGGACAGGCCGCCGTCCGTGGTGGCACAGGTAAAGAAGTACCGTCCCCGTGTGAATCAGTCGAAACAGGACGAGCTTTTCTGCATGAATGTGCTGTCCGGGTATCTTCATCTTTTGGAGGACTGGAAAGAGCGATATGCTCCCGAAGCACCGGAGGACGAGCCGGATGAGAGGTTCGTGGAAGCTTGCCACAAGCTGGAATATGTGGAGTATCTGAACGATTTGCTCCTTATGAGCGATCAGGAAGAAAGGACTGATACCGTCAAGGAACTTTTGACAGACGGAACGATTGCAAGAATGCAAACACGACTGGACGAGCAGAAAAAGGAGGTGCGCTGCCATGTCAGAGAACAGGAAATTGCTTGAGATGAATGTGCCGATGTGGTTTGACGGCAAGAGTATCAATGAAGCTCTGTTTTGTGAAGATTTTCTGAGAACCCGTCAGATTATCTTTGCAAACGGAGCTTTTTTCACACCTGATGGTCGAGTGACGGACGACCTGCCGCTTCGTGGCGAAATCTTTGAAGAATTGAAATATTGTGCCGTGAACAACATTCCCCGCAAAATCAGCAACATCATTGAGATTATGAAGCTGGCGGCTCATGTGGAGGACTTCCCGCCGGAGCAGGACAGGATTCATCTGGCAAACGGTACGCTCATGCTGGACGGCACTTTTACAGAGGGGAAGCCGGATATTGTGAGAAACAGGCTCCCGGTTTTCTATCGCCCGGATACTCCGAAACCTGTGCTGTGGCTTTCCTTTCTGAATGGTCTGCTTTACCCGGAGGACATCCCTACCTTGCAGGAATTTATCGGCTATTGCCTGATTCCCTCCAATAAAGGACAGAGGATGATGGTCATTAAGGGCAATGGCGGCGAGGGTAAATCCCAAATCGGTGCGGTGCTGGGGCAAATGCTGGGCAGTTCCATGAAGGACGGAAGCATTGGTAAAATCTCTGAGAACCGATTTGCCCGTGCCGATCTGGAGCATATCCTCCTATGCGTGGATGATGATATGCGAATGGAAGCCTTGCGCCAGACCAATTATGTGAAATCCATTGTGACAGCTCAAGGGAAAATGGATTTGGAGCGCAAGGGCAAACAGAGCTATCAGGGCTGGATGTTCGCCCGTCTGCTGGCTTTCTCCAACGGAGATTTACAGGCATTGTATGACCGAAGTGACGGTTTCTACCGCAGACAGCTTGTGCTGACCACAAAGGAAAAGCCTGCCGGAAGAATGGATGACCCTGACCTCGCCCAGAAGATGAAAGCTGAGGTGGAGGGCATTTTCCTCTGGGCGTTTGAGGGATTGCAGCGTCTGGTTGCCAACAATTTCAAATTCACGGAAAGTGAGCGCACCAAAACCAACCGAGAGTCCGTCAAGCGTGACAACAACAATATTTTCGACTTCATGGAGTCTGAGGGCTATATCCGGCTGAAAGCGGATGCTTCCATCAGCTCCAAGGAGCTGTACGAAATTTATCGGATGTGGTGTGAGGAAAATTCTCTGCCGCCCCTGAAATCCCGCAGCTTTAGTGACAGTGTGGTGGCAAATTTAAGTCGCTACAATCTGGAACACACCAACAAAATCACAAACTCTGCCGGGCGCAGGGTGTGGGGATTCATGGGAATTGAAGCCGTAGCCCGTCCGAATATAAATGGGTTTTACGACGTTTCGCCGTGTACGTACGTACCGGAGGAATGGCGGGATTGATTTTTTGGTACGTACGTACACAGCGTACGAGCGTAAATCACTCCTGTATAAAACCTTCGTGACGTACCCAAATGACAGGAAAAAGTCAGTCTTTTTTCTGTCAACGGACGGGGCGGTTTCGCAAAACAGCAGCCGTCCGTGCCGGACATTGGAAAGAGGAGCAGACAACTTTCTGATGTTCGGCAGAGGTCGCCGCAGCGACCGCATTACCCTCGGAGAGCCCCTCGGGAGAGCCCACGGCACTTTGCAGCCAGTATGGATGAAAGTGTCATAGTGGGTTATTACACTTCCGCAGAAGTGCCTCTCCAAAGCTACCTGTCTGCAAATCCCAAAGAAAGGAAGGAAAAATATGGCAAGAAATGACGGAGTTGACCGTACCTGTGCAAGAAATATGGATGTCACAGATAATGACATCGGAGATGCACAGGCACACAATGAGCGTGAAAAAGAAATATACAGTAACGAAGATATTATCCCGGAAAGAAGTTCCCTCAACGTACACTTCAAAGAACCTACCGGGAGCTACGCTGAAATGTTTGAGCAGATGAAAGCTGACAACATCATTTCCACCAGAGGTCTGAAGGCGGATGCCGTCCATTTCAACGAAATGGTCTTTGATGTGAACTCTGCGTACTTCGACAATCACGGCGGTTATGAATACGCCAGACAGTTTTATGAGGAAGCCTATAAATCCGCTGTGGAGATTGTTGGCGGTGAACAGTATATCCTCTCGGCAGTCATGCACGCTGACGAGATTAACCGGGCGATGTCCGAAGCACTTGGCAAGGACGTGTTCCATTATCATCTTCATGTGGTCTATGTCCCTGTGGTGGAGAAACAGATTTTGTGGTCGAAACGCTGCAAGGATGAAGCTCTCAGAGGAACGGTAAAGGAAACCATTATGCAGGTCAGCCGCAGTAAAAAGTGGCTGTCCAAACCTGCTGTGGACAAAGATGGAAAACCAATTCTGCAAGTCAATGGTAAGCCTGTTCTCCGAAAATCCTATTCTGTTTTACAGGATGATTTTTTTCAGCACATGAGAGCTGCCGGATATACCGATGTGGAACGTGGAGAGCGTGACAGCACCGAGGAACATCTGACTGTGACCCAGTTTAAGGTGGCAAAGGAAAAGCAGCGACTGGAAGCTGTGACGGCGGAACTGAACCAGAAAGAAGCACAGCTTGACGATACTACACAGGCTGCGGAGAAGAAAAAGCAGGAGCTTAAATCCCTGCAAGCACAGACTAAGGCGGCAACCGGAATAGCGGTGACGGTTCAGGAGCTGGAGTCGATGGGTAAGAAATCTTTTACCGGGAACATCGTCTTGACACCCGATGAATGCCGTACTCTCAAAAATTATGCTGTCAGCAGCTTTGCTGAAAAAGCGGAGAAATTAAAATACCAGCAGAAATATGAAACAGCCAAGAAAGATGCTGGGGTATGGAAAAAACGATATGAGAAACTTCTGGAACAGGCTCAGCCGTATCTGGATGCTGTCAAGCTCGCACCTGAAAGGGTACGGGCTTTTCTTAATGCCGTTTTGACCAGAGGAAAAGAGAAACAGGACATTCCGCAGGAACGTGGACGAAAAAGAAAGGAGAGCACTATTGACAGATAAATGGAATGGTTTTGCCGATTTACTTGCAAATTTAATAGAAAAATATGCGGCGGTTCTGGATATTGATAATCTTCCAGAGCCGCCGTCTTGTTTGGAGGAAGAAAACACATCTGAAGAACCCAGTGACACTATTGAATTGATGGAAAAGCAATGATATAATAGTCGTGGAATAAGTGTCCAAACTCTATGCGAGAGCTACTGTTCTCAACGCATAGAGCTACATAGAATAAAAGCGCAATACCCCGTTGCACAATTAGAAATGAGGTGTTCCGGTGAACAATTATGATGATATGAATCAAAAATCCAATATGATTATTTACACAACAGAAGATGGATTGACAAAAATTGAAACCACATTTGATGAGGATACCGTGTGGTTATCCATTGACCAGATGGCAGAGTTGTTCCAGAGAGATAAATCTACTATTTCAAGACATATAAAAAATGTATTTTCCGAAGGCGAGCTGCAGCGAGAGTCAGTTGTTGCAAATTTTGCAACAACTGCGGCAGATGGAAAAACCTATCAGGTTGACTACTATAATCTTGATGTTATCATTTCTGTCGGCTATCGTGTAAAATCCAAGCGTGGCACACAGTTCAGAATCTGGGCAACTAACATTCTCAAAGAATACATGAAAAAAGGTTTTGCTTTGGATGATGAACGATTGAAAAATCTGGGCGGCGGTGGATATTTCAAGGAACTGCTTGAAAGAATCAGAGACATCCGTGCATCGGAAAAGGTGTTTTATCGTCAGGTGCTTGAAATCTATGCCACCAGCATTGACTACGACCCGAAAGCGGAAATCTCTATCCGTTTTTTCAAAAAGGTTCAGAATAAAATTCATTATGCCATTCACGGACAGACTGCGGCAGAAGTGATTTATACAAGAGCGGATGCGGAAAAAGAGTTCATGGGACTTACCACCTTTGCCGGTAATCAGCCGACACTCAAAGAAGCGATTGTTGCGAAAAACTATCTGAATGAGAAAGAGCTTCGTGCTATGGGACAACTTGTATCCGGGTATCTGGATTTTGCGGAACGTCAGGCAGAGCGTGAACAGGCAATGACGATGCAGGACTGGGCAGAGCATCTGGATCGCATTCTTACCATGAGTGGAGAGCAGCTTTTAATTGGAAATGGAAGCATTACTCATAAGCAGGCTGTTGATAAAGCGACTGGAGAATATCGAAAATATAAGACAAGAACGCTCAGCGACGTGGAAAATGATTATTTAAATTCGATAAAGATGTTGGAACAGAAAACTGACGGCAAAAAATAACAGACGATGAAAGCTGAATTATGCCACAGGCTGTGGCACAAATGAGGATGGCGATATGAAAGAAAAAACAAAAGTATATATTTATACGAGAGTATCTACTGCCGTTCAGGTAGACGGTTACTCCTTGGATGCTCAGAAATCAAGAATGAAAGCCTATGCTGAGTTCAACGATTTTGAAATCGTCGGTGAATATGAGGATGCCGGTAAATCGGGAAAGTCCATTGAGGGCAGATTGGAATTTAACCGCATGATGGAGGATATCAAGTCCGGTAAAGATGGCGTGTCCTATGTGCTGGTGTTCAAGTTATCACGTTTTGGCAGAAATGCGGCAGATGTGCTGTCTACCTTACAGGTGATGCAAGATTTCGATGTCAATCTGATTTGTGTGGAGGATGGCATTGATTCTTCCAAAGATGCCGGTAAGCTGATGATTTCCGTGCTTTCTGCGGTTGCCGAGATTGAGCGTGAGAATATCCGTGTTCAGACGATGGAAGGCAGAATCCAGAAAGCTCGTGAGGGTAAATGGAACGGTGGTTTTGCTCCCTACGGATACAAATTGGAAAAAGGTATGCTGTATATCAACGAGGAAGAAGCCGAGGCAATCCGCATTATCTTTGACCAGTATGTGCATACCGATATAGGAGCTAACGGACTTGCGAAATACCTTGCCAATCACGGTATCAACAAAATTCAGCGGCAGAATGGAAAAAATCCTCTGTTTGATGCAGCCCTGATTCGCAGAATTTTGAAAAATCCCGTTTACTGTGGTAAAATTGCTTACGGCAGGAGAAGAACAGAAAAGGTACATGGAACTCGCAATGATTACCGACTTGTGGAGCAGGAAAATTATCTGTTAGTTGACGGTCTGCATGAAGCCATTGTATCAGAAGGACTCTGGCATGAAGCCCAAGTAAAACTTCTTGCTCAGGCGAAGAAGTATGAAAAGGTCAACAACGGTAAAGACAACAAGGTACACCTGCTGACCGGATTACTTAAATGTCCTATTTGCGGAGCCGGAATGTACGGCAACAAAAGCATCAAGCACAAGCCGGACGGCACGAAATATAAGGATTTCTTCTATTATGGCTGCAAACACCGCACTATGACCCGTGGTCATAAGTGTGAATACAAGAAGCAAATCAATGAGGAATTGCTGGACGGTGCTGTTGCAGAGGTTATTATCAAACTGGTCAGCAATCCGAAGTTTGCGGCGATGATGCAGCAAAAAATCAATATGAAGATAGATACATCCGCCATTGAACAGGAGATTGCCAATTATGAAAAACAGCTTCGTCAGAGCTATGCTACGAAGTCCCGTTTGATTGATGAGATTGATACCCTTGACCCAGATGATAAGCACTACATCAAGCGTAAAGCAGACCTTGATGATCGCCTTTATAAAATGTATGATAAGATAGAGGATACGGAGAATCTGTTGATTGAAGCCAGAGCAAAGAAAATGGCAATAGAAGCAGAAAAACTCACTGCTGACAATATCTACAAAGTGCTGATTTATTTTGAAAAGCTGTACGCTGTCATGGACGAGCAGGAGAAGCGACAGATTATGGAATCGCTGATTTCTGAAATCCATATCTATGAGGAACGACAGCCAAACGGTCAGTGGCTCAAATCCATCAAATTCAAGCTTCCGATTATTGAGGAAGATATGGAAATGAGTTTGGACAGTGACACACATGTCGAGACTGTGGTGGGACTACAAAGGAAAGATACCTAGAAATCCTTGAATTTACGCACTTTGTAGAGTTTTTCAGTTTCAACAAAATCGGTGAAAATCACAAGGAAAAGATACTTGTGCAGAGAGTAACCGTAGTTGTTGCCTTAGACCTCGGTACGGGGAACACAAAGAATCTTGAATATGAAAATGAATAGAGAGCTATCAGATCATTGATAGATTATAGGGATACTTGTTAAAAGCGGGTGTCCCTATTTTTTATGGGGCATTCCAGAAATGGAGTGCTTTTTTATACCAAAATATTAAAAATTCAGGAGGAAAATGAAAATGACAAACACAGCGTTAAGAGCAGAGAATAGCAATTCTCGCACAATTACTTTCAAGAGCAAGGAACACGAAAAATTTTATATGGAATATCTGAAAAAATGCAGATATCAGGATGTTTATCATCAGGCTCTGGTTTATTGCCTGGGTATCGACAGAGACACAAGAGAAAATGTGAATAAAATCTATAATTTTAAAACTGGATGTGTAAAAACGGAATCCCTGCAGGAAGGTTGGCAGACCAGTGGAAGTTTACGGATCGTCCGCATGGCATTTAATCTTTACTGCAATGGGACACCAAGTGTCGGAGATTATGAAGCAGAGGAAGATCAGTTAAAAGAGTGTCAGTATTATACCGTAGAAGATCTGTTTTGCTGCGGATATGCCCGGTATTTTTGGGAAGCCATTAAAATCCGTTATCCAGAGTATTGTTTTTACAAAGACTGGGAGGATATGTATGCTGAAAATTAGATTACAGGGTACTTTAAAGGATATTCAATGGTTCCGTCGTATTTTGGAAAAGCATAAAGAATTGGATGTTCTGGAAGTATCGGATGCTTATGCGAACAAAGGAACAAGCAAATATTTTCGTGTTTATGTTGAAGTAGAAGAAAAAGAGTAAATCGGAGGAAAGTATATGTGTAAAGTAATTGCTATTGCAAATCAGAAAGGCGGAGTAGCCAAAACAACGACAACAATCAATCTGGGAGCCGGACTGGTGAAGTCAGGGAAAAAAGTAGTCCTGGTAGATGCTGATCCACAGGGGCACTTGACAATGGGATTGGGATTCCCTAAAAATCTCAAGGTAACATTAAAAAGCATGATGGAGAACATTATCATGGGACTGGAATTTGATCCGAAAGAAGCAATTCTGCACCATGAAGAAGGTGTTGACCTAATTCCGTCCAATAAATTGCTTGCCGGAATGGATATGTCTTTATTTACAGTAGAGGACAGAGAAAAGGTGCTGAAAGAGTATCTGGAACTGCTGAAGGATGAGTATGATTATATTCTGATTGACTGTATGCCATCCCTGGGAATGCTGACGCTCAATGCTTTGAGTGCAGCGGACAGTGTTCTGATTCCAGTGCAGCCACAATATTATGCGGCAGATGGACTCATGGAATTACTGAAAGTAGTTAAGGGAATCCATCAGAGGTTCAATCCGGATTTACAGATAGAAGGCATTTTATTCACAATGGATAATTGCCGTTACAATAATGCAAAGAGAAACAAACAGGCAATCAAAACTACATACGGAAGTGACATTAGGATTTTTGAGCAGACGATTCCGAGAACAGAAAGCCTTGCAGAAACAGCATCGGAGGGTGTAAGTATCTTTGCCTATGATGGAAAAAGCAAGGGGGCAGACAGCTATCTGGAACTGGTTCAGGAGGTGTTGAAACATGCGTAGACCGAAAAAAGATATTCAGCTTACCTCTTATGATGAATTACTGGGATTAGAGGAAACACCGGAAAAGAGTATGAACCAGGTTGTGGAAATAGATCTGGCAAAGCTCTATCCCTTTAAAAATCATCCGTTCCATGTAAATGATGATGAAAAAATGGCAGAAACCGTAGAGAGCATTAAAACATACGGTGTTTTGACTCCTGCGCTGGTAAGACCTCGACCAGATGGCGGATATGAGATGATTTCCGGGCATAGAAGAAAAAGAGGCTGTGAACTGTGTGGAAAGACTACATTGCCAGTTCTTGTCCGAAATTATACGGATGATGAAGCGGTCATTATTATGGTCGATTCCAACATTCAGCGTGAAAATCTACTGCCAAGTGAGAAAGCTCATGCCTATAAGATGAAATATGATGCAATGAAGCATCAGGGAAGTAAAGGTGAGAAATATACAGCAGATATGGTTGGGGAAGCTGCCGGGGACAGTGGGAGAACCGTACAGAGGTATATCCGTCTGGCGGCATTATCAGATGCTTTGCTGGAATATGTGGACAATAATAAAATTCCTATGATTGTGGGAGAAAAGCTGTCTTATCTGAAGCCAGAGGAACAGGGGTGGCTTCTGGAAGTGATTACCAACAGCAGCATTTTTCCGACAAAACAACAGGCAGAACAGTTAAAAGAATGCAGTGCAAATGGAAAATTAAACCAGAGTTATATCTATGCTGTTTTATTAAAAAAGGAAAGCAGTAAGATCAATGTGACGATTCCGGCAAAAAAAATTGGAAATTATTTTCCGGAGACATATTCTAAAGAACAGATAGAAGAAGTCATTTTTATGCTTTTGGATAAATGGAAAGAAAACAAAGAAGGAGTAGCAGATGCAGAAGATACAGTTTGATTATTTTACAGGGATGGAAGCGGAACAATACAGCTTCTATCGTGTCCCTAAAGTGCTGTTTACAGAATCCTGCTTTAAAACTCTTTCTTGCGAAGCAAAGGTATTATACGGTCTGATGCTGGACCGTATGAGCCTGAGCATTAAAAATAGATGGTTGGATTCAGAGGACAGAGTATACATTATCTTCACTGTGGAAGAAATTGCAGAGTTGATGAACTGCGGAACTCAAAAGGCAGTGAAGCTGGTGAAAGAGCTGGACAGCAGTAATGGGATTGGATTGATAGAGAAGAAACGTCTGGGACTGGGAAAACCGAATGTTATTTATGTGAAAAATTTTATGATCAGAGAGGTTCCAGATCAAAAGCCGACAGGTAATTGTGCAGATCTGCAATCTGAGCAGGAAGATCATAAAAAAATTGCAGATTTGCAATCGAAACAGAAAAGACATAAGGAATGTGCAGATTTGCAACAAGAAGCAGAAAACAAGGGGAAAACAGGCATTTCTCTGAATTGTGAAAATCATCATTCAGGAGTAGTGAAAACCACAATTCAGGATTATGGGGAATCACAATTCCAGAATAGTGAAAATCACAATTCAAGAATGGTGGAAACCACAAATCCAGAATTTCCAGAATCACAATTCAAAAATAGTGAAAATCATCATTCCAGAATAGTGGAAATCACAAATCCAGAATGTCCGAAATCACAATCTAATAATACTGATATTAACAAGACTGATATTAGTGAAACTGAGATAAATCAATCTTATCCAATCATATCAGGTAATTTCCAAAAGAAAAAAGATGTGATGGAGGAGATGAAAGCATATCGTGAGGTGATCCATGAAAACATAGATTATCAATATCATGCCAAGGAAGATGTAGATGAACTGGTGGAGTTGATGATCGAAGTTATGATGATGCCGGAGGACAGTATGATTCGCATTGCGGGAGTAGAAAAACCAGTTGCTTTGGTAAAAAGCAGGTTTATGAAACTGAACTATTCGCATATCGAATATGTGCTGTTCTGTCTGAACCGGAATACGACCAAGGTTGGGAATATTAAAGCCTATCTTCTGACCGCCCTGTATAATGCCCCGGCAACGATAAACAGTTATTATCAGGCAGAAGTTAATCACGATATGTATGGAGGATAAAGGAACATGAAGAAGATGATTAAAAAAGTGATAGCACCAGTGCTGGTGATTACAGTATTGTTTACAGTATTAAGACCGTTTTGTATCCAGTATGGGAAGTGCAATTATTTCTTGCTGTTACTTCTGATGGGGATACCGTTTGGAATTGGAAAAATGTGTGTCTGGATGGTTCCAAGAGGTTTTGATCTTGGAGGAACACTGGCAGTATGGACAATGAATTTTCTGATCGGAGGATTGATAGGAAGTGTCGTATTGCTGGCAATGATTGGACAGGCAATCATTTATCTTAGTGTTTTCCTGCTCACAGTTATTACAGGAATACATAAAATACCGAGAATAAAATGAAATAGATCTTTTGAAAAGCAGCTAAGACAAAATTAGCTGCTTTTTTTCTGGAAACTTTGCGACACAATGTCGTAAAGCTGGGATAAATTGCAGGAAAGGAGACACCGTATTGAGCAATCGTGCAATTTCCACAGAACTTATTGAATTGGGAGAACGGATCAGAAAACGCAGGCAGGAAATGAAGTTGTCACAGGAATCTTTTGCGGAAAAAGCAGGTATCAGTGTCAATACGGTCAGCAGGATAGAAGGAGGGCAAACGGCAATGTCTGTTGAGATTTTCAGGAAGATGATTGAGATCCTGGAAACAGATGCCAATATCCTGATGGGAAAAGAGGGGGACGATGCAGAAAAAAGAAAGCAGTTTGAGGAAGTATTTTATCGTATTCAGAAGATGGAATGGAAAGAGCAGAAAATTATTATGCAGACAATAGATTCGCTGATAGACAGTTTTAATGAGTACAGGTGAAATTTCACCATATATGGGGTGTAAAACAAAAAAACTCCCCATATATGCTAAGGATAATAGTTTTTTGTGCTGTTAAAATAGCAAACAGAGAGAAAGAGACAGAAACAAGGAAGGGAGACAGGATTGATGACCAGACAAGAAAATTTAATCTATCGGAAGCAGTGTCCCTATGATGCAATGGGAGACTATTCTGTTTTGATGGAAAATGAAAAGAACATAAAAACGGAAAGAAATGCAAAGAAGTCTGACCGGGACATCAGACGGAAAATAAAATAGAGGATGCTGTAAATTAGCAGAAAGGGCAGTAAGGAAGTTTCAGGCTCTCGTTAAAAAAAACGGGTGTGCCGGAAGCTGTTTTTTACTGCCCTTTTGCCAGTAAATCAGTAATAATCCTATCCTTTCTGCTGATGGGCTCCTGTTGCCAGTAGGCAGAAAGGTGGTAATTATGCTGACATTGCAGGAATTGAAACAGGTTGTAGGTAACAGGAAAGAAAAAAGAAAGGTTCCGTCCGCCAGGTATTTGAGAGAAAACGATGTGGCAGTTGTAAAGCATAGACTGATAGATGGTGCGGAAATTATTGCGTATCAGACAGGATATGTTTTCTATTGTGCAGGTGATTATGGAACGGTTTTTCCTTTATTTACCTGTCGAGATTATGTATATGAAGCAGGAAGAAAAATAACAGTTGTTAAGGAAGATTTTTTTGATAATCAGCCCTGGTATGTGCGGTTGATATTAGAAGGTGAAGATCGGCTGTGCAGGAACAGGGAGGTACGAGAACATAATAATTGCATTTCATACAGCCATATTTCAGAAGGCTGGTGCGAATTGGTGGATAAAAGGCAGAATGTACTTGAAAAACTGATTATAGAAGAAGCTATTGGAGAATTCATGGATCTGCTGACTGACCGGCAGAGACAGGTGATCCATCAAATTTATTTTCAGCAACGGACACAAAGAGAAGTGTCACGGGTGTTTGGAATTACAGAACCGGCAGTATCAAAATGTATTTCACAGGCAAAGCAGAAAATGAGAAGAAATGCAGGCAGACTGACCGGAGTGCTTCAGAAGGGAGAATAAAAGATGCGTGGTAAAAAACCAAAGGAAAGACAACGGTATGTGCTGCGTGTAAATGAAACTCTCGTAGAAGTTACCAGAGACGTATATCTGGCATGGTACCAGTCAAGAAGAAAAGAAAGATACCAGCTTGAAAAAATGCAGAAAAATGGTGTATGCGGAATAGAAAAAGTAGGAGAAACGAGTTACAACAGTTATTTGCATATATTATCACCAGAAGAAATAGTCATCAGGGTGTCAGAAATACAAGAGCTGCAGGAAGCACTGAAATATTTGTCTGAAGAAGAAATGGAATTGATAAGACTATTATTTTTTGAAGAGTACACAGTTAAAAAAACAGCACAGTATTTCGGGTGTTGTACAAAGACAATCAGAAACAGGAAAAACAAAGTATTGCAGAAACTAAAAGACAGGCTGGAAACTTTGTAAGTTTTTGCTGTTTCAAAAAATTTTCTAAAAAAATTTCAAACAGGTTAATTTTTGCCCTTTCACACATGCGGTTAGTGGAGGGGCAAATGTCTATTTTAATTCAAAACAATAAATTCCCTCCTAAAAGTGAACCTTGACAATTTCATATCAGCAGCAAGAGGATACCTGAATTTCCCAGCTACGCATCTGGCGGCGGGTATTCGGTGGCAACGTGAAGGGCAATGGATGAGAGGCACCCTTGGCAGGAATGATTACGAATTACCTCTTGCGGCTTAATAGCTCAATCCTGTTTTTATTTAAAAGTCAATCCAAGACACAAGGGAGGTGGTTTCTATGATTGATTCATGCAGGTGTAAGCCTGAACGAAAGTGGAGTAAATTATCGAAGAAAGAGAGGACTCAGTCAAAATGAAAATGCGATTTAAAAGATTCTTGTCGGGATTTATGGCAGTTGCAACTTTGGCGTCTGTTATCGTTCAACCAGTCACGGTTTCTGCTTCTGAATTAGAACCGGAGACAACTTCATTTGAACAGCAATATCCGGAACTGCAGGATGTGCAGGATACTCTTGACAAAGACGAAATTGTGGAAGCAAAGGATATTGAGATTCCCTATGGAGAAGAATTTGAGGTGGAAGTCGATCTGTCCGGTATAGAGGGCGTGAATGAAAAAAAGGTGAAAGTTTTATTCCATGAAGCAAAGAGTGAAGCCGGTACAGATTTTGATGCACATACACCGGATACCTACAAAGCTGTCTATGCAGTAGAACCAGTCAGCGGTCACCCAGCTTACAGAGTAAGCAGAAACATTACGGTAAAAGAGCCGGAAACAGAAGCACAGACAAAGAGTTCTTCTGAAAATACAGTTGGTGAAGGAAATGCCGGTGAAACAGAAGATTCAGGTAATGCGGAGGAAGATGTTGATTCGGACGGGTCAAAAGAGATTGTAACTGATCTTACAGATGGACAGGAAGTAACAACAGATGAAGAATCTGGTCTGACTGTTTCAGAAGTAATGGATCAGGCAGAAAATGAAGGAATTGACTTGTATGAGATGGAGCCGGGTGAAACAGTGACATTTATGGCGGCAGCAGGAAATGCAAGAAGTTCACAACAGGTTTCAGTGACAAGAGGTGCCGAATACCGATATGCGGATTATGGTTATGGAACTTATCTGACGTATCAGTATACCGTAAAATTCGGTAATGTGTCCGCCACAGCTTATTGTGTACAGCCGTCCAAACCGGGACCTGGCACAGGAACATATACAATCAATAAGGTTGGAGATGGTAAAGCACTGGCTAAAGTATGTTACTATGGCACAAAGGCTTCTGGCGATGATGGATTTTTTACAGAAGAAAATGGCTATGGAAACCTGAGTGCAGGAGCCAGATTTATTCTGGTACATCTTGCTGCGTCATATGCGAATGGCAGTTCAGATGCTTTTTCTGGTGCAAACGCTACTGCACAGAATCTTGCGAAAAAACTTTATAATTATTGTATTTCTCAGCCAGATATTCCGGATGTGGCAATGTCTTTTTCAGATGCGGATGTGACAGCTTATGTAGATGGCAACAGCCAGAGAACAAAGGAAATCATTTTTAAAGCAGATGAACTGCAGAGTATCACAATGAAACTTCCAAGTGGTGTGAAACTTCACAACGTGACAACCGGAAAGACAAGCAAAGCTGGTGAAGCAGTGGAAATCAGTGGTGGAACCAAGTTTTACTTATCTGCACCTCTTACACAGGTACAGGATGTCGCAGGAAGCTGGTCGGCAACGATGAAAGGCAGTGTAACAAAAGATTATTCTGCATATAAGATCAGTACCGGATCTGGTTCACAGGACCTGGCCCTGGTATTTGGTGAAGGTGTTGATGATGAGAAATATGTGGACTTCAAAGTAACCTGGGTGCAGCACGCAAGTGTGAAGGTGATTAAAAAAGATGCAAAAGCAGACGCAAAGCTGTCTGGTGCAGTGTTTGGTTTATACAGTGATGCAAACTGTACAAAGCTGATCACAAAGTTACCGGCAACCGATGCGAACGGGGAATCGTCCGTACAGATCATTAAGACACAGGACACTGTATATCTGAAAGAGATTACAGCTCCGACAGGATACCGTATCAATGCAACTGCCTACAATGTAAAACTGGAAGTCAGCAAAACAACGACTGTGACTGTTCCGGATGAAGAACAGATGGGACAGCTGACTGTTTATAAAGAAGGTCAGGTTCTGACAGGTGCAGATGTCACCGAGAATGGAACAACATTTAAGTATGAGAAACGCAGACAGAAAGGTGCGATTTATGATGTGTATGCCGGAGCAGATATTAAAACTGCTTATGGTGCCAAGGTTTACAGCAAGGGTGATCTGGTCAAAGAGAATCTGACAACAGACTCGAATGGGGCAGTCATTCTGAAAAACCTGCATCTTGGTACATATATCATCAAAGAAAAACAGGCTCCGACCGGATTTTATAATGCCGGGGAAGAAAAGTCAGTCACTCTTTCTTATGCAGGACAGAATGTAGATGTTGTTTTTTCTGAGACAACTTTTACGAATGACAGACAGAAAGCAGAAGTAGTTGTGACAAAGCAGGATAAGGATACAGAAAATCCTCTGGATGGAGGAATTTTTGGACTTTATGCAGCCAGTGACATTAAAAATGCAGATGGAACGGTTGTTGTAAAGAAAGGCACTCTGATTGAGAAAGTGACAACTGGAAATGATGGAACGGCGAAGTTTACCGCAGATCTGCCGCTGGGATTTTCCTATGATGTAAAGGAAGTACAGGCTCCGGAAGGCTATCTGAGAAATGCGGATGATGTCTATACGTTTACTTTTTCTTATACAAACGATAAGGAAGCGAAACTGACATTTAAGCATACCTTCAAAAACGAGCGTGTGACAGCAAAGATTTCCTTACAGAAGCAGGACAAAGAAACAAAGAAGGCTGTTCCACAGGGAGATGCTACTTTAGAAAAGGCAGTCTATGGACTATATGCCCGTGAGGATATTGTCCATCCGGATGGAGCAACTGGTGTGATCTACGAAGCGGGTGAGCAGGTTGCCACTCTTACAACAGATAAGAATGGACAGGCTTCTGTAGATGGATTATATCTTGGCAATTACTATGTAAAAGAGATTACTCCTCCAACGGGTTACCTGGCAGATGAAGAAGAACATGATCTGGTCTGCAACTATGAGGGTGATTTTGTAGCGGAAGTAAAACGTGACTGTCTGTCTCTGGAACAGGTAATGAAGCAGCCATTTGAAATCATCAAGGCAGCGAACAACGGAAAGACAGATGCCGATTTACTGAAAGGTGCAGGATTTACCGCTTATCTGGTATCTTCCCTGACAGTAAAAGAAGATGGCAGCTATGACTTTGGTTCTGCCAAGCCGGTAGTGATCGGAGAAAATGGTGCAACAGAGATCTTTACAGATGAGAAAGGGTATGCCCGCAGTATTGCGATTCCGTATGGAACTTACATCGTCCGTGAAACAACCACACCACATAATTACACTCCGGTCAATGATTTCATCGTACAGATTACAGAGAATCATCCGACTACACCGCAGGTATGGAGGGTGCTGCTTGACAAAGAGTTTGAAGCGAAGCTGAAGATCATCAAACAGGACGATGAGACAAAGAAAGCAGTCCTTCAGAAAAATACGGAGTTTAAGATTTTTAACCTGGATACAGAAAAGTATGTGGAGCAGGTAACAACCTATCCGACGACGGTAAAACACAAATCTTATTTTACAGATGAGCAGGGATACTTAATCCTTCCACAGAATCTGAAGATTGGACATTACCGTATTGAGGAAGTGAACGCACCTTATGGATATACGCTCAATGAGAATTACTATGAGGTAGATGTAGATTCCAATACAGCATATCAGATGGACGGAACTTCCGGCGATGTGATCATTGAGATCGCATACGAGAATCATCCGGTTAAGGGAGAACTGAACATCGTAAAACAGGGTGAGGTCTTAAATGGTTATAAAGATGACTTTACTTATCAGAAAGAAACTCTGGAGGGAGCAGTCTTTGAGGTATATGCTGCCGAAGATATTTATACAGCAGATTTCCAGAAAGATGATAATGGAAACCGTATCCTGGAGTATGCTTCTGGGGAACTGGTAGGAACTGTTACCACGGATAAGGATGGAAAGGCACAGATCGCTGACCTTCCACTTGGAACCTATAAGATTGTTGAAAAGACAGCACCAGAGGGATTTGTGTTAAATGAAGAAGCACAGACAGTAACATTTGAATACAAAGACCAGAAAACACCAGTTATTGAGCAGACAGCAACCTTTGAGAATGACCGCCAGAAAGTGGAAGTGTCCGTAGTCAAACAGGATGCAGAGACAAAAACGGTTGTGGCGGGTGCAGAGTTTGGTATCTATGCAAAAGAAGATATTTTGGCACATGAAGAAGTGATTGTGAAGGCAGATACCTTACTTGGAAAAGCAGTCAGTGGGGAAGATGGAAAGGCAGTATTTGACGTTGACCTTCCATTTAGTACTTACTATATCAAAGAACTTGCAGCTCCGGCAGGGTATGTCTCTTCTTTTGAGACTTTGGAAGTGACTGCCAAATATCAGGGACAGGATGTGAAAATGGTAGAGCTGGAATCTGTATTTAAGAACCAGCCGACAAAAGTAACCTTTACGAAGTCCGATATTACGACAGGCGTGGAACTTTCCGGGGCAACGCTTACGGTGCTTGATAAGGATGGAAATGTGGTAGATACATGGAAGTCTGTAAAGGGTGAGGAACACTTGATTGAAAGACTCACAGCCGGGGAGACATATACTCTTCGTGAAGAAATGGCTCCTTATGGCTATCTGATGGCGGAAGAAGTTTCCTTTACTGTGGACGATACTGCTGAAATCCAGAAGGTAGAGATGAAAGATGCAGTGCCAACCGGAACACTTATCATCAATAAAAAAGGTGAGTTCCTGGAGAAAATATCTGCACTGGATTCCATTGGCGGATGGATGAAGCATCTGTTTGAATATCTTTCCGGTTCCCTGAAAGACGTTACTTTTGAGGTTTATGCCTTAGAAGATATAAAAGCGGCGGATGGTGAGAGTGAAGATTACTACAAAAAGGATGCACTGGTAGCAACGATCACGACGGATGAAACAGGAGTGGCGAAACTGACAGACCTTCCTCTTGGCAAATACTGTGTCAAAGAGAAAGAGACAGCAAATGGATATGTCCTGGATGGAGAAGCTCGTGAAGTGGATCTGACTTACCGTGACCAGAATACCGCAGTTGTTACTTATTCTGCTGACTGGCAGAACAAACGCCAGAGAGCAGAAGTAAACGTGTTAAAGAAAGAAAAAGATTCCGACCGTGTACTGGAAGGGGCTGTATTTGCCCTGTGCAATAAAGAAAATATTGTCAATGCAAAGGGCGATGTGATCTTGAAAGCGGATACGGTTATTGAGGAGCAGGCTACGGATAAGGAAGGAAAACTGACCTTTACGGCAGATCTGCCACTTGGCTATACCTACTATGTGAAAGAAACTTCTCCGGCACCGGGATTTGCGACAACAGACCAGGTACAGGAATTTACTTTTGAATATGGTGGGGCAGATAAGGAAACACTGTCTTATGTGTTTACTTTTGAAGATGAGCCGACAACCGTAGAGTTTACCAAAACATCCCTGACAGACGGAAAGGAGATTGAGGGAGCAAAACTGAAAGTTACAGATGAGAGTGGAAACACTGTGGATGAATGGACTTCTGGTAAAGAACCACATATCATCAAAGAACTGACCGCTGGCAAGAAGTACACCATGACAGAAACACTTCCTGCGGACGGTTATGTGACAGCAGAGAGCATCACTTTTACGGTGGAAGATACCGGTGAAGTACAGAAAGTGGAAATGAAGGATGATGTGACAAAAGTGCAGATTTCCAAGACCGATATTTCCGGTAAGGAGCTGCCAGGAGCGAAACTGACGATCCTTGATAAAGATGGAAAGACCGTAGAAAGCTGGACATCTGAGAAAAAACCACACTACATTGAGATGCTTCCAATCGGGAAATATACCCTCCGTGAAGAAACTGCACCAGACGGTTATCTGGTTGCAGAAGATGTGAAGTTTACGGTCAAAGATACTGGAGAAATCCAGAAGGTTGCGATGAAGGATGAGGCGAAACCGGAGGAAACTCCAACAGAGACACCGACGGAAACACCAGAAACCACATCAACACCGGAGACGAAAACCACAGAAGAAACAAAGAAATCGACTTCACCAAAGACAGGAGATAATACTCCGATTCTGTTCTGGATTCTGCTTGCAGGGGCTGGAATGGCTGGTCTTGGTGGAACAGTGATTCTTCGCAAAAAGAAGAAATAAGAAAGCATAAGATTTCTTAGTAATGGATGAGGGCATTTATGGACACAGGATTCATAGATGCCCTCTTATAAAATTTCAAGAGAAGTGAAGGGAGAAAAGAAGATGACAAAAACAGTATTGATCGTTGCTGCAGCTGCAGTATTTCTGGTATATGGATTTGTCCTTTGGTGCTGTATCAAAGTGGGGGCGGAATCAGAAAAAGAATATATGAAACTGGCAGAAAAGAGAGGAAAGGAGCAGCAATGTGATAAATAAGGATAAGACAGCAGTGAGAGAAGAAGGGGCGTGGTGTGATTGCAGGATGAAGTGAATGAGAAAACAGTCTCACTTTGTATCCGCTGTGGCAAGGTCACTGCCAACCTGCTGAAATCTGCCATGGTAAAGGCTCTTGCAAAGATGGAGCAGGAGAAAAAGCAGCAGGGACAGAAAACGAACCAGAAACAGTCCCAGAAGGAAAAGGAGGATAAGACCTACAAGGGAAAACAGAGCCTTGATAAGCTGATGAAGCAGAATGTACAGCTGTCCAACATTGAGATCACAGATGGAAACATCAAGTCTTTTGAACAGGTAGCAAAGAAGTACAGCATTGATTTCAGTCTGAAAAAAGATGTGACTGCTGACCCGCCAAGATACTATGTGTTCTTTAAGGCAAGGGATGCCGATGTGATGACTGCCGCTTTTAAGGAATACACGGGCAAGTCTCTCAATAAGGACAAAAAACCATCCGTGAGGAAGAAGTTACAGCAGGCAATCACCAAATCGCTTGCAAAGCACAGAGAACTGGAGAAAACAAAAGGAAAGGAGAAGGAGCCGTCATTATGAGCAGATTACAGAACTTGCTTGGTGTAGGAAAAGGATACCTGGAGAGGTTACCGCCGGTGGATGTACATAAGCTGCTTCGGATTGTTCTGATGAATCTTCCGTATATCGTAATCTTTTATGTGGGAAATAAGCTGGCATGGTTATATCAATACTGTGTGGGTGATTCTATGATAGAAAGACTGATGGTACTGGTCTTAAATTTCCAGATGGCATTCAGCAGGATTCTTCCAAGTATGCATAAAAATGAATTGCTGGTTGGGATTACAGGAGCCGTGGCGGTGAAGCTTATGGTCTACATGAAAGGGAAAAATGCCAAAAAGTTCCGGCAGGGAGTGGAGTATGGTTCGGCAAGATGGGGGACGGCAAAAGACATTGCACCCTTTATCGACCCGGTATTTGAGAACAATATCCTGCTGACTATGACGGAACGGCTGACCATGAATGGCAGACCAAAGAATCCGAAATTTGCGAGGAACAAGAACGTGATCGTGATTGGCGGATCTGGCTCAGGAAAGACACGTTTTTATGTAAAGCCCAACTTGATGCAGATGGGAAAATACATCAGTTATGTGGTCACGGACCCGAAAGGGACGATCATCATTGAGTGCGGAAAGATGCTGGTACGGCATGGATATAAAGTGAAAGTATTGAATACGATCAATTTTTCCAAGAGTATGCATTATAACCCCTTCCACTATATCCATTCAGAAAAGGATATTTTGAAACTGGTAAATACGATTATGGTAAACACAAAAGGGGAAGGCGAGAAGTCCAGTGAGGATTTCTGGACGAAAGCAGAGAGACTTCTGTACTGTGCCCTGATCGGCTATATCTGGTATGAAGCACCGGAAGAAGAACAGAACTTTGCGACCCTGCTTGAGTTTATCAACGCTTCCGAAACAAGGGAAGATGATGAGACATTTAAAAATGCAGTAGATATGCTGTTTGAGGAACTGGAAAAGGAAGAACAGGAGCATTTTGCAGTACGTCAGTATAAGAAATATAAGCTGGCGGCAGGAAAGACAGCAAAGAGTATTTTGATTTCCTGTGGTGCAAGGCTTGCACCGTTCGACATTGCAGAGCTTCGTGAGATCATGAGCTATGATGAGATGGAACTGGATATGGTAGGTGACCAGAGGACAGCACTGTTTATTATCATTTCCGATACGGATGATACCTTTAACTTTGTTGTGGCGATGATGTACAGCCAGTTATTCAACCTGTTATGTGACAGGGCAGACGATGTACATCATGGCAGACTGCCATATCACGTCAGAATCCTCTGTGACGAGTTCGCAAATATCGGTCAGATTCCAAAGTTTGACAAGCTGATCGCAACCATCCGTAGCAGGGAAATCTCTGCATCCATTATCCTCCAGTCGCAGTCCCAGTTAAAGACGATCTACAAAGATGCAGCTGAGACAATCCTAGGCAACTGCGATACGATGTTATTCCTTGGCGGTAAGGAAAGTTCGACCTTAAAGGAGATTTCCGAGACGCTGGGAAAAGAAACGATTGATTTATATAACACTTCGGACACCCGTGGACAGAGCCGTTCTTACGGGATGAACTATCAGAAAACAGGAAAGGATGTGCCATAATTCATGGTGACGAGTTCAGTTGCCTTGAATAACAGATGGACAGGGACACGATCAACTGGATTCGTACAAAATCGAATACAGGAGGTCGATATGGAAGAATTAAGAAACCGTATCCATGATGACAGCAGCGGTCTGGACTACATTCTTGTCGGCGATTACTACATACCAGACCTGAAGCTGCCGGAGGAAAGCCGCCCCATCGGGCGGTGGGGCCGGATGCACAAGGCATATCTGCAAGAACACCGCTCCGGCCAGTACAATGAACTGCTTCTGTCGGGAAAACTCTGGACGTATCTTGCCGACCTGAACGAGCAGGCCGCTGACCGGCTGGCGTGTATCATCTCGCAGATGCAGGCGGCGGAAGGTGTTACCGAGGAACTGAAAGCCCGTGACCAGCTTGCCTGGGTCGGAGCCATGAACAGCATCCGCAGCCGGGCAGAGGAAATCATCCGGTCTGAGATGATTTATGTTTAAGGAGGTGCCTGTCTATGAGATACCGTATCGAATACGCTGATGGACGCTGTTGTAATTTTGCCAATGGCAGGGCTGACCTGCTGGAATGGCTGAAACTGCTGAAACAAGAGGAAATCTCCGACATCCGCAAAGTATATAAAAGCGGTGTGTCGGATTCCGTCCTGGAAACATACCGGAATTATATCCGTCCAGCATAAGGAGGGCGCTTATGGGTACAGATATTGAAAAACTGGTGGATTTGATGATTCAGGAGCGGATGCAGAGCCAGTTTGCTAAGTGGCGGGAGGCAGAAACCGGCAGGGAGAAAAAAGCTGACTACCTTCGGCTGGAAACCGAGTATCAAAAAGCGGTCAGCGCATTGTCCGAGGAACAGAAAGACGCTGTAAAGAACTATTGCGATTCCATCTTCGATTCCGGCGCAGAAAGCGAATGCTTCTTTTACCGGCTGGGCCTTAAAGATGGCATCCGGCTCTGGAAGTTTATGAAAAAGCTGATGAAAACGGTCAGCTAACAGATGTACAACAGCATATTTTATTCCGCCCGCAAACGGGTCGAAAGCCGTCCAATGGTACAAGTTGGACGGCTTTTTCACTATCTGCGTTTCTTGCGCTTGGGTACATAGTGCGGCTGCGGCTTGGCCTTCCCTCTCATATTGTTAGGATTTTTGAGCAGCTTGGACAGACTCAGTATCCGCAGGAACGCTGAGAAATCCTCCGAGGAAATCTTCTCAAAAGGTATCTGCAACTGATTGCAGAACTCGTGGATCAGCATTTCTATATCGCTGCCCTGCTGGATGGTCTGTTCAAATTTTTCCTTGACGTCCTCCAGCGTGGGCTGCGGGTCGGCGGTGGTCTTGTCTTTTAGATGTGCCTCCCGTATATCCCGGACAATGCTGTCCAGATCATCATGCAGGACATGGCTGAAAAAGTCACTTTCCTGTATCTGCCCCAGTTCCAGCGTCCGCATATAGAGGTCATCTTCTCCAGGCGCATACTTGCTGAGGACGGTCTGCCGGGTGGCCTCCATCACCAGATTCATCTGCTCCACCCGCATATTGGCGATCTGGTCGATACAGATTTCCATATCTATCATCAGCCGCCGGAAATTCGGGTGCGTAGCCAGTTCGCAGAGAAGCCGGTTGTTGATTTTGCCGCTGCTCAAAAGTTCTACCATATCATCACTCAGATGCAGAGATTGAAGTTCTGTGTTTGGGTGATTTTTATTTTCCGTCAGCCCCATCAGATAGTCGGTGGACACGCCGTAAAAATCCGCCAGCGTTGCAATCGCAAACGGGCTGATGTCCTTGTAGTCATCGGTTTCGTATTTTCCCAGCGCAGATTTAGACAGGCCGGTCTGCTCTGCCAGCTGCTCCAGCGTCAGGTGCTTGTCCACCACCCGCAGGTCTTTGAGCCGCTCCGGGATTGTCAGCTTTGCATACATCCAAAGCCCCCTCTCTCGTGATCGTTTTTCAGTGATTACACCCATTATAGCACGATTCCATAAGCGTGGAAATATGCGGATTTCGAGCGTTTTTCCGACGTTTTGGATATACGGGAAAGGGCCTCTTTTTTCGGTAAACTGGTTCTTGCAGACAGGCAAAGAACCTTGAAAATCGAATGACCGGCTGCAAGGGGTATGGCCTCCGGGGAAGTGACGCCAGGACAGAAATCGAGCGCACCAAAGAGGCCGATACGCCGGGAGAAATTCCGGGCAGGAGCGGCTTGCAGGCAGACCGGCGGACTGGAAACAGGTTTATCATGCGGGGCGCATGGCTCCGCAGCAAAGAAAAGGAGGAAATCATTATGAAACTGAGTATGAAAGAAAAGAAGATTCTCTACGCTTACGGCTGTCCCAGCCACCACAATACGGTGACACGGCTGAAATGGCTGACGGCACTGACGGTTGACCCGGAGGCCAAACGCCGGATGCTGGGGCTGGCCCGGAAGGTGGAGACGGAGGTGGGCGAAAGCTGGTACGAAGATTTTTACCACCATCTGCGGATGGAGATGGACGAGTACCGCCGTCTCAAGCGCAGCCTGCGTGTGCTGAAATCATACACCGATTATGAGGAGGATCTGTATGAGGAAGCTGTCTAAGTATGAGAAAGAAACCATCATCAACTGGAACGAGGCGGAGAACCTTGCCAGCGTCTACACCTTCAACGCAAGCTTGAAGCGCAGGCTGGCTGATTTCAGTCGAAAGTACCCGCTGCTGTGCCGGTTGGAGCGCAGCACGCCGGAGGGCAGCGTGACCTATGTGCTGGATAAGTCCCGGCTGTCGATCCGGCTTGTGCCGCCGTACAGCGAGGAACGGAAAGCCGCCGCAAGGGAGTACGCAAAAGAGCATGGCTTTCAGGTGGTGACAGCAGAAGAAAAAATCGCCTGAAATCGGGGCGATTACGGTCAAAATACCAGGTCTGCACCCGCTGTTTTGACCGGCAATCCCCGCAGGCGTATTCCGTATCCACTTCCCGCCTATGGGCGCAAATGTGCGGATACGGAGCCGGTGAAACTGGCAAACACCGCTCCTGCGGTGGAAGCCAGCTTCACCGGTGCGGGTGTACAGAGGGCGGCCAGCCCTTTGTGCCGGGGTGCAGGGGCGGCAGCGCACCGCTGGGGTCAAGGGGCAACGCCCATTGGGCGGGTACAGGGCGGCAGCGCCTGTGCGGTGTGTAGAGGCGGCGAGCCTTTACTCCGGTGTCCAGAGGTGGAAAACCTCGGCCCAGGGAGAGTTGATGCCTGCGTCAACTCGTACTGGGTATTACCTGACGCAAAATTCGCAGGATTTGCGGCTTCGCCGCCCCTTCCCCGGCCCCGGAACATCTTCGCAGGAAGGAGGGAAATTGTTTGAAACTGACACGACACAACGGGCGCTCCGGCAAGCATGGCACCTACAATCCCCGCCATAATGATCGCCGGTTCGATGTGGAGAACAGCGAACACATTGACGCAGAACGGGCAAGGCGGAATGTCTACTGGGACTGCTACCGGGGCTTCACGACACACGAGTTCCGGGAGAACCCGGAGCAGCCGGATTTCAGCTTTGAGGAAATCGAGCGGATGTACTACTACGAGCATTACGGCGGCCATGTGGAGGCCCAGAACGCCCGGAATGAGAAAACCCGGCACACGGAGCGCAACCGCACCGTGGAGGACTTGCTGAAAAACAACAAGACCTGCCCGGAGGAAAGCATCTACCAGATCGGCACGATGGGAGAATCCGTCACGCCGGATACGCTCTTTTCCATCGTCAATGAGTTTTATGAGGAATTTGAGCGCCGCTTCGGTTCCCATATCCACATCTTAGATTGGGCGCTCCATCTGGACGAAGGGACGCCCCACATCCATGAGCGGCACGTCTTTGATTGTGAGAACCGCTACGGGGAACTGTGTCCCCAGCAGGAAAAGGCGCTGGAAGAACTGGGCATCCCTCTCCCAAACCCTGAAAAGCCCAAAGGCCGGAACAACAACCGCAAGCAGACCTTTGATGCGGTCTGCCGGACGATCCTGTTTGACATCGCCAGACGGCATGGGCTGCATCTGGATCAGGAGCCGTCCTACGGCGGGCGGGACTATCTGGAAAAACAGGATTATATCCTGATGAAACAGAAGGAGCAGCTGGCGGCGCAGGAGCAGAAGCTGGAAGAACTGACGCTCAAAATCGAGGACGTAGAGACGCTGCTGGATGATGTTTCCGATGTGGCCTATGACAAGGCGGTGGAGGTGGTGACCGATACTGTCCGGCAGGAGACACACAAAGAAGATATTCGTCTGATTGAGGAAACGAAAAAATGGGTGCTTTCGCCGGAACGGAAAGCCCCGAAGAAGGAGCGTGAGTACGCAGCCGCCCGTCTGGATGGGGTCATTCACAAGATTATAAATGTCATGCAGACTGCCCTGGCTAAAATCCAGAAAACGCTTATGCAGCCGGAGGTCAAACGGGCTAGTAAGGAGCAGATCAAGGAGAAAGCCAGGGAATCCATTCGGGAGAAGCTGGCGAGAGGCAAGGTGAACGCTGACCGGAAAAACCGGGAGCGTTGGGAACGGGAGGGGCGTATTGCCCCGGCCAAAAAGAAGGATATGGAGCTATGAGGCACCTGATTTTCTGCGGAAACCGGGTGCCTTTTTCTCTGTCTGGAGGTGAGAAAATCGAATGTATTTGAAGCGGTGAAGCAGTCTGTCACCACAAGGCAGGCTGCGGAAATTTATGGGGTTCCGGTAGGCAGGAATGGAATGACCTGCTGTCCCTTCCACGATGACAAACATCCCAGCATGAAGGTTGACCGCCGGTTCCACTGCTTCGGCTGTCAGGCGGACGGGGATGTGATTGATTTTACCGCCCGTCTGTTCGGGCTGAGCAGCAAGGAGGCGGCTCTGAAGCTGGCGGAGGATTTCTCTGTCCGCTATGACGCCAAAGGCCATGACCCGCCCCGCAGGAGGCCGGTCAAGCGAAAAATCAGCGAGGAACTGCGCTACCGGCAGGCAGAGCAGAAATGTTTCCGGGTATTGTGCGATTACCTGCATCTGCTGGAACGATGGGAACAGGAATACGTCCCGCAGACGCCGGAGGAAGCATGGCACCCGCTGTTCGTAGAGGCCCTGCAAAAGGAACCGTACACGGAGTATCTGCTGGATATTCTCCTGTCCGGCAGCATGGAGGAACGTGCCTGCGTGGTCGCTGAGTATGGAAAAGAGGTGAGGAAGATTGAGCAGCGAATATCAGAGTTTACCGCCAGCCACCCGGCAGGCCGCCATGAGCGCAGCCGAAGCCTTAGCGCCGGAGCAGAGCGTTGACGAAGTACGGGAAAGCCTCTCTGTCACGGAGAAAGGCCAGCCCGCCAACACCATCGGCAACTGCCGGACGGTGTTCTGCCATGACCCTCTCCTGCGTGGGGCGATCCGGCTGAACCTCCTGACTGACCGGGTGGACATTGTGCGAAATCTGGGCTGGCGCAGGAATACCAGCGCCCTGACAGATACGGACGTGAAATATCTGCTTCTCTATTTTGAGCAGACCTATGGCCTGACCAGTGAAAAAAAGATGACGGCGGCGCTCTCCATCGTGGCGAATGAGAACTGCTACCATCCCATACAGGACGTGCTGAACGGCCTTGTCTGGGACGGGACGCCCCGCATCCGCTCCTGTCTCCATCACTTTCTGGGTGCGGACGAGAGCGACTATGTGGAGGAAATGCTGAAGCACTTCCTCATGGGGGCGATCCGGCGAATATTCCGCCCCGGCTCTAAATATGAGGAAATGCTCTGTCTGGTGGGCGGCCAGGGGGCTGGCAAGTCCAGCTTCTTCCGCCTGCTGGCGATCCGGGACGAGTGGTTCAGTGACGATCTGAAAAAGCTGGACGATGACCGGGTGTTTTTGAAGCTGCAAGGCCACTGGATCATCGAAATGTCAGAGATGCTGGCGACCAGCAGCGCCAAAAGCATTGAAGAAATCCGCTCATTCATCAGCCGCCAGAAGGAAACCTACCGGACGCCCTATGAAGCCCAGCCCAAAGACCGGCTGCGGCAGTGTGTGTTCGGCGGTTCATCCAACACGCTGGACTTCCTGCCCCTTGACCGGGCCGGGAACCGGCGCTTTTTGCCGATCATGATTTACCCGGAGAATGCGGAGGTTCACATTTTGGAGGACGAGGACGCCTCCAGAGCCTATCTTTTGCAGGTCTGGGCGGAGGCCATGACGATTTACCGCAGCGGCCACTACTCTATGAAGTTCAGCAAGTCCATCCAGCGCCAGCTGGTGGAGGTACAGAAGGATTTTATGCCGGAGGACACGGAGGCCGGGCAGATACAGGGCTTTCTGGAACACTACACCGGCAGCATGGTCTGCTCCAAACAGCTGTTCAAGGAGGCGCTGGGCCACACCTACGATGAGCCGAAACGGTGGCAGCTGCACAATATCAACGAGATCATGAACACGGTGGTGACGGGCTGGAAGCCGTTCTCCAATCCGAGGATGTTCGCCGGGTATGGTAGGCAGAGGGGCTGGGAACGGGACGTTTCCGGCAACGAACTGCCCGGCAACGAAGATGGATTTGTGGAGCTGACCGAGGAAGAATGCCGCCAGCTGGAACTTCCCAAAGAGTGGACTGCCTGAAAATGGCGGTCTGTTGCCGGGATGGTTGTCACTTGGTTGCCGGGTTCGTTGCCGGGGATTTTCCGGTCTGGATACGGAAAAAGCCTGTAAATAAGGCATTTTCTAATATCTATCTCTATCTCCGGCAACGAAAGCAACGAGATTTTTCAAGAAAATTGATAAAGTAAGATTTTCAGGTCAGACGATAGTTTACAGGTTTTCAGAGGTTCGTTGCCGGACTTCGTTGCCGGTGCTGCCGTCTGGCCTGCCACTCTATGGAGGTAGCCTATGGAAAAAAGCAAGCAGCAGAAAAATAAAGTCCGTTTTGTGGTGGTGCGGGAGTTCTCCGGGGAGAAGTCCATGCGGGAAGCCTTTGAGCAGCTGATTGAGCGCCAGACCTGCGAACACTTCGAGGAATGGCGGCATCAGCGGGAAATGGCAGAAAAAGCTGCGTAAAAACGGTTGATTCAGGGACAGGGACATGGTACTATAATGGTATCGTGTCCCTGTTCATAGAAGGAGAACGCTATGAGCAGGAAAAAACAAGTCTATGAGAAAATCACCGCTCTCTACTGCCGTATCTCTCTGGATGACGGCGGCGACAATGAGAGTATGAGCATCAGCAACCAGAAACTCATGCTCCGGGACTTCGCAGAAAAGCATGGGATGTTCCAGTATGAGTATTATGTGGATGACGGCTATACGGGCCGCAACTTCAATCGTCCCTCGTTCCAGCGCATGATCGCTGACATTGAGGCGGGGAAAATCGGCTGCGTCATCACGAAAGACCTATCGAGGCTTGGTAGGAATTATATCGAAGCTGGAAGCTATATCGAAATCTTTTTCCCCAAACACAATGTGCGCTATATCGCCGTCACGGACGGCGTGGACAGCCTGACCCGTCAGGAAATGGACATCACGCCCTTTAAGAATATCCTGAACGATATGTACAGCCGGGATATTTCCAAAAAGGTGCTGGCGGGACGCATGACCCGTTCCAGACAGGGAAAGTTCTGCGGTGGGCAGCCGCCTCTTGGCCTGATGCGCGACCCGGAGGACAAAGGACATCTGATCCTTGACCCGGAAACAGCGCCGGTGATCCGAAAAATCTATGATATGGCACTGGACGGCTGGGGCTGTATGCGGATCGCAAAGCAGCTCATGGATGATAAAATCCCCATCACCAGAGTAAAAAGCAATACAGAATGTGACGTGAACTACTATTCATGGGGGAGCGCAAGGATCAGCCATATCCTGCGGAATCCCTTTTATAAGGGCGCACATCTTGTCTGCCGGACACATCAGAAAGGCATCCGCTCCAACACTTATGACATTATCCCCCGTGAGGAATGGGAGGTCATTGAGGGCTGCCATGAGGCGATTGTGACGCCGGAGGAATGGGAACAGGTGCAGGAAATCATTGACCGCAGGCCAACCATTATGAAAGGCAACGCCTGCCCCTTCTATAACCTGTTCCACGGATTGGTTTACTGCGCCACCTGCGGGAAGTCCATGCAGGTGCGGTATGAAAAGGTCGGCAGAACCGGGAAGAACCGTTTCACCGGCGAGATGCGGGAGCCGATTGACAGGGCATACTATATCTGCCAGACCTACAACCGGCTGGGCAAGAACGCCTGTACCAGCCACAAGATTGAGGCCAGGGATTTGTACAATCTGGTGCTGAAAGACATTCAGGAACTGGCGGCGCAGGCCATGAAGGACGCCGATGCGTTCTACCAGCGGCTCAGCAGCCGGATGGAGCGCCGGTATCTGGTGGATGCTTCCCAGACTGAGAAGGAACGGAAACGGCTGGAAGCCCGGAATCAGGAAATTGACGGGATGTTTTTAAGCCTGTACACCGATAAGGCCAAAGGCATCCTGACCGAACAGCGGTTTATGAAGCTGACGGCGGCGCTGGAACAGGAGCAGGAAGCCAACCAGAAGCGCCTGCACGATCTGGCGATGATGCAGAGCCGGGCGGACGCACAGGAAAGTGAAGTCCGTACCTTTATTAAGGAAATCTGGCGCTATGCCGCCATTGAGGAACTGGACGAGTCCGTACTGAACCGGCTTATCAGTAAAATCCTGATTGGCGAGGTTAAGAAGCTGGACGGCCAGAAGGTGCAGGAAGTCAGAATTGTTTATAACTTTGTCGGGGAAATCCCGGAGATTGCAGCGTAA